AAATATATGACAGAGTATGAATTTAAATTTTTGAACCTGCTGAAGCAGCGGGGCAAAAAGAAACAGGATGTAGCTAAGCTACTAGGAGTTACCCAGCCGACACTTAAATCTAGGTTAATTGACCCAGACACTTTTAGGATTGGCGAAGTAAAAATGATTAACAAATTTTTAAAAACCGATATACTAAGCCTATGAAGAGTATAAACATTAAGGGAAAAGATTATATCACAGTAAACGAAAGATTAAAACATTTCAGAGCCAGCAAGGAATACGAAGGCTGGTCAATTCTAGAAGAGGTGTTTGAAGTAAATGAAAAGGAAGGTATTTTTTGCGTTAGGATTTACAACAAAGAAGGCGACCCAATATCCGTTGCACACGCTCAAGAGTACAGGGATAACACTTACATTAACAAGACTAGTTTCCTTGAGAACGGTTTTACAAGTGCGCTTGGTCGTGCTTTGGGTTATCTTGGTATCGGAATTGACGCTAGCATCGCTAGTGCTCAAGAGATGGTTAATGCTGTAGAGAACCAGAAAGACGAAAAGCCGTGGCTAAACGAAGCCCAACTGCGAGCAACTTTAAAAGGTACGAAGGAGCAAGCGCAGAAAGTTCTGAAAGATTTCAGAATGAAGAACGAGTACCGAGAAACAATTAATACTAAATTCAATTTTTAATTATGGCAAACGAGATCAAATTTTTAGAGAAAGCATTTGTTAATGACAAACCGCTTGACTTTATTCTAGCAGGAGTGAGAATACCCAACATAGATGAGTTCTGTGAGTGGGCTAAGTCAGTAAGCCCAGATGGCAGCTTTAACTTCGATATAAAGCGCAGCAAGGGTGGCAAGCTATACGGTGAAGTAGATGACTGGCGACCAGCTGGACAACAAAAGCAACAGCCTAAAGCAAAAGCAAACGAAGAGGTATCTGAGGATTTACCGTTTTAGGCAATCTAAGGGGGTTTTACAGCCCCCTTTTTAATATCTTATAGTTATGAGTGATTGAGTTAAAAAGTATTACGAGAACCCAGAAAAAACAGAAGAACAGAAATTCACAGAAGCAAGGATAGAGTTCTTACTGGAAACAATAGCAAGACAAAACAACTTGATTACAATTCAAAAAGGACAGATAGAGAATTTAAAAAAGACCTTAAATGATTACGAAAGTAGAACCGAACAAGACTTATCACAGCGACAAAAGCATATCCGCTAGTGGTCTAAAGACGATATACAAAAAGAGTGTATTCCACCATATAAACCGCCAGCCGTACACGAGCAAAGCGCTTAACCTAGGTAGCGCAGTTCATGCGATAATGTTAGAAGGCATGAAGGCATTTAATGAGGAGTTTTACCTTATGCCTAAGATAGATGGCAGAACAAAGGCAGGTAAGGAAGAGAAAGCAAAGCACGTGGAATTGGCTGGAAATAGAGCGCTCCTTACACCAGAAGAAATGGATATAATCTATGGAATATTAGATAACTTTAAAGATAATAAGATGGCGCAACATTACTGTAGAGGTCAAGTGGAGTTAAGCCACTATAGCGAATACAAGGGCATACCGATTAAGATACGCCCCGACTGCTTCAACAGTGAGCACTTGTTTATAAGCGATGTAAAGACTTGCCAAGACAATAGTCCTAGGGCGTTTAAGTATGATGTGTACAAGTGGGCTTATCACTTACAAGCAGCTTGCTACTCTACAGTCCTTGGCTACCCTATTGAGAACTTTCGATTTATTGCAGTAGAAACCAAGCCACCGTACTCGGTACAGGTTTATGCACTGGGTGAAGATTTGATAGAACAGGGGATGCGTGCATTTGAACAGGCACTAAGCGAGTGGAAGATGTACCACGAAACAGGGTTGATTGTAGGCTACAGGGGCGAAACAAATAAACTAGACGATAGTATAATATTATGATAAACCTTAAAAAAATAAAGGAGCTGGTTGAATTTTACTACGGATTAGAGGATATATCTATTCAAAAAAGAACGCAGGACTATGTTGATGCCAGGACAATTTACATTGTGCTTTCAAAAGAACTTACGGAATATAGTTACGCTGTTATTTCCTCGCACATTAATAGAGACCACAGCACGATTACTCACGCTATTAATGTAATATACAATCAATGGAGATCGCAGAAATATAGATTCAGAAGGGAGCTGCAAATTATCGACACTATTTATGAAATATTAGCAGATAAAAAAGAAGAAGTGGAACAAGAGGTTCCAAGTGAAGCAGTAATCCAGAGCTTAAAATCTAAGCTAATTTTAAGAGATAAAGAAATAAAAGAGCTGTATCGTTTGCTTGAAGCTAAAGACGATAAAATTAAAGAACTTAGTAAATATAAGCCTGTTTGGTGATGAGAAGAAACCCATACGAAAAGTATTTGAGTAAAGAAGATAGGATGCAGAACAGAGTTATGGCGTATCTACAAAACAACTACAAGGATGCACTTTAAATACACGTTCCAAATGAAGGCAGGCGCAGCCCTTTTGAAAGGTTTAAGTTTAAATACTTAGGAGGTGTGTCGGGTGTACCAGATATTCTAGTATTTTATAAAAACGCATCCAACATAGGTCTAGCAATAGAACTAAAGGTCGGATATAATAAGCCTACGGAAAACCAAAAAACAATCTTAGAGCGGCTAAAAAAGGCTGGATGGAGCACTCACTGGTCAAATAGCTACGATGAGGTTATTGAATTAATTGATAAATATTTTAAAGATGAAATATGATTATTATAAGAGTGTTTACTACTCACAGGTAACAGGGAAGGTATGGCGCACTGATGTAACAGTCGGCACGTCTGGAGATTTTGAGTATGTGGGGAAGATGAACTCTGTAGAGTATGAGTTACTTCTCGATATACTCTTTCATCATTTTGGAGAAAGAGATTTTACACTCAAGGATTTTGAACGACACTTCGGGGATATCCGAACATTCTGCGACAAAGCGAAGGAATTAATTGAAGAGTAAAAAAAAATTTATACTTTAGCGCCAATATAACAAAGCAAAAAAAATGGAGAAACCGAATTATTATGCAGTCATTCCCGCAGAGGTTCGCTATGATGAAACGCTGCCGCCTAATGCTAAATTGCTTTATGGCGAGATAAGCGCCCTATGTAATAAAGAAGGCTACTGTTGGGCTACAAACGCATACTTCGCAAAGCTATACAAAAGCACAAATGTAACTGTGTCAAGATGGTTTAGCGCACTTGAAAGAGCAGGATATATACAGACAGACATAGAGTACGATAAGAAGTCTATGAAGGTTACAAAACGATATACAAAATTGTTAAGCCTTAACAAAAATGATAAGGGGGGTATTAACAAAAATGATAAGGATAATACAGTAATTAATACAGTTAATAATACAAGTAAATTAATAGATAGTTTCGACCCTTTTATAGTCGAAGCTTGTAAAAATATTGTAGAGTTATTTGTGGAGGATTTTAGACCAAAGACAAAGCAGGCGAAAATTAACTGGCTAAACGCTATAGAACAGCTAGACATAAAACTAGGTATAAATCCAAGACAGGTTTATTATATAATTAAGAAAACTATGGAAGATGAATTTTGGCGTACAAATTTACGATCTCCAATGAAGCTTTTACGAAATGATAAAAACGGGGTAAAGTGGGTGTACGTTTTCAAAAATAAATATGCTCAAGATATGCAAGTCTGATAAAATAGGATTAAGTTCGTAAACCAAAATATAACTAACAAATGACAGAACAATTTCAAGAAGTAGGTATTTACCCGAAAGGTAATGCTGTAGAGCAGAAAGTTAAATGCCCGAAGTGTAGCCATACACGAAGAAACAAACAAGACAAGCCACTATCAATTAACATCCAAAAGGGTTTGTATAATTGCCACAACTGCGGCTGGTCTGGCAACGTAAAACTTAAACAGAAGGTAGAGTATAAACTGCCAGAGGAAAAGTACACAGAGTTAAGCCCAGCTGCCCTACACTGGTTTAAGACTGAACGCAAGATAACGGAAGCTACACTACGCCACTGGAAGGTAACAGAGAGCAAAGAGTATTTCCCGCAGGCTGGCAAGGAACGAAACGCCATCAACTTTAATTACTACAGGGATAACACACTTGTAAATATAAAGTTCAGAGATGGGCAGAAGAACTTTAAAATGGTTAGTGGCGCAGAGTTAATCTTCTACGGTCTTGACAACATTAAAGAAGCTGATAAGGTTTACATAGTGGAAGGCGAGATGGATGCACTAAGCCTACACGAAGCTGGTATTTATTCTGTCTGTAGTGTACCCAATGGAGCAAGTAAGGGTAACCAAAGACTAGAATACTTGGATAACTGCTGGGAGTATTTTGAGAGTAAGACAGAGATCGTGTTATGTACAGATAATGACCAAGCAGGTTTAGCATTACGCAATGAGTTAGCCAGACGTTTTGGACAATACCGATGTAAGTATGTAGAGTTTGGTGATTACAAGGATGCAAACGAGGTACTGTGTGAGAAAGGGGCTACGTTCTTGCGGGAGATGATTAGCAACCAGAAAGTATTTCCTATTGAGGGTGTTCTTAATATAGATGATATATGGGATAACGTTTTAAACTACAATGAGAACGGCATTAAGAACTACAGCATAGGGTTAGGGTTATCGGATGAATATTTTAAAATGAGTTTTGGTGAGTGGTCGGTTGTTACAGGGATACCCAACAGTGGGAAGAGTGATGTTGTTGACCAGATTTGTTGTAACATGGCATTAGACCACGGACACAGAATAGCAATGTTTAGCCCAGAGTCTTTCCCTTATGAAGGGCATATAAAACGGATAGCAAACAAGCTAAACGAAACAGATTGTAACAATGAGCGGCTCAATCAATCGAAAGATTTTATACAGGAGCATTTTCATTTTGTAAAGATAGACCTTGAGAATTTAACGCTTAAAGGGATACTAGACAGCTTCCGCCAGCTGGTATTTCAGAAGGGTGTAAATATATGCGTTATCGACCCATGGAACCAGCTAGACCATAGCGAGCAAAGAGACCATAGCTACATAGGGCGACAGCTGTCGGAGATTACCCAGTTCTGCCAGCAGACAAAGACCCACCTGTTCCTAGTAGCACACCCGAGAAAGATGGAGAGCGAGAACGGTGTGTACAAAGTACCTACTCCATACAGTATCAGCGGCTCTGCGGACTTTTTTAATAAGGCGTACAACTGCCTAACAGTTTACAGAAATATTGGAGACAAAAGCCCATACGACAGCGATACAGTACAGGTGCATATCCAGAAGGTAAAGCGCAAGGAGAACGGGATACAAGGCAACTTTGAGATAGCGCCAGACTTTAAAGCTGGGGGCGGTGCTTACAAGAGCTTGAACAGTTACGAGATGCTAAAACAACGAAAGAGAAAAATAGCGAAGGAACAAGCGCCTTTTTGATATGAGAAAAAAACCAAGTGAATTTGTACAGAAATCGTACAATATAAACAACCAATCTGGTATTGATAAAATGATACCATATTTGATAAGCAATGGTTACGATGTGCCACATAAGGAAGAAGATTACGGTGTAGATATAATAGCTTTCAAGAATGGTGTAGAACACCGATTCGAGATCGAGATTAAAAACACAGAGTTTACCGATAGAGAAAGCTATCCGTGGGATACTGTTTCATTTCTGAGCCGCAAGCAAAAGATGGCTTACGATGAGCCGTTCTGGTATGTACTAATTTCTCCTGTTACAGATTGGTTTTTGTTTTGTGATAGCACAACTATATATCAGAAACAATACAGGGAGAAAATACATATTGACACGCTATACAGGAAGGGCGATGACTACTTTTATAGAGTACCGAAAGAATTATGCAACTTTAGAAACTTAAAATTATGCCAAGAGAAAAAAAAGTAAAATATTATTTCCCTACAGACGAAGAAAGGAATGCTTACGTCTGGTGCATAAACCATGAGGTATATGTACACGTAAAACCAAGGGATGGTCAGTATGTACTTGTATCACAGGTTGATGGTGTAGGTAGCACGTCTGGTAAGAGATACAATGCAGAGGATGTCTTCAAGAGCCAGTGGAAATATTATTTGTATCTTTATAAAAAATTAAACGATGTTCGAGGTTAAATTTTTTCCAATATACGGGGCAGCATTAGGGGTAAATTATTGGGATAGCACGATGGACACAGAACACGATGATATTGATGAATCGGTCCACATGTTACAATTCTTCATTTTACTTTTTGGCTTTTCTGTTGTTTGGTATAAGCAACTTTAAATGAGAAAGACACTTAACATATCCGAGATTAAACCTAATGATAATAACCCTAGGTTTATTACAGATGCCAAGTTTAAAAAACTGGTTAAATCAATTAAAGAATTTCCGCAGATGTTAGAGATGCGACCACTGGTCGTAGATGAAGATAACGTAGTCTTAGGCGGTAATATGCGACTGGAAGCGCTAAAGGCAGCTGGTGTGTTTGAGGTAACCGTACACCAAGCGATGGGGCTAACAGATGAGCAGAAGAAAGAGTTTATAATCAAAGATAACCTACCCTACGGGGAGTGGGACTGGGATTCATTATCTAGCGGCTGGGATGAGACTTTGCTAAATGACTGGGGGTTCAATGTATGGAAGCCTAGTGATGAGGATTATTTTGATGTCGATGAGGAACAGGAAGACAAAAAGCCCAGCTTGCAAGATGACGACCACAGCGCTTTCGAACTTGTATTAGAGTATGAGAATAAAAAGAAGTTGCTTAAAGTCTTGAACGATGTAAAAAAGCAATACGATTTTGAACGTCAAGAACAGGCGTTAATGTTAATTATTAATAAATACCTAGAGCATGCAGGAAAATAATAGTTTTATATCCTTTGACAACGAGATCGAAGGACTAATCATGGATGATTCAAAACATAAGGATTATCCGATTCGTTACTACAATATGCACATGAATATGCCGTTTATCCCATCGGAGGATTGCAGCTACTATATCTATGTGTACGAAGGTTGCTTTGCGCTGAACAAAAAAGGACACCCAGCACAGATGCTTTCAGATGGAATGTTCGCATCAATCAATGGCGGCTTTGAGTTAAACTGGGCTTTCAATAAATCAAGATGCGTTATCGTTGAGGTACTCCATACAGAGGGAAAGTACCCAGAGAATAAGTACAGAGCATATAACACCATTGGGGGGTACATTGAAGAAAAAGGGAGGTTGAAGTACATTGACGGATGCACAGACAGCCTCTTGATACCTCCTGTTAAATTAGGCGACCCTTGCCTTAACCACCTACACTTCCCAGAAGGCATCGACCAAACACAGCACACCCACCCTAGCCACCGTATCGGTATAGTGGCTAGAGGGAACGGTGAATGTATTACACCTTTCGGAAACCTACCGCTTACACAGGGGATGATTTTTGTTATCAAAGAGTGGGATGGGAAAACAATGGCAGAAGGGGAAGATGGAAAGATGCATCCAATAGGGCAGCACGCTTTCAAAACCTTTGATGGTCCGATGGATGTGATAGCCTTCCACCCAGATAGTGATTTCGGTCCGACAGATGTCGAGCATCCGATGATTAACCGCACTATTGTAGATGGTGTTTCAGCATCTGAACTTGACGATATCAGAACAAAGTAATGGCAAAGATTCGTAAGAAGCAGGAACTCGACAAGAATGTTTACGAGATGGCTTTGGAGCGCACTCGCTACATTTATGATTCTTTCAACAAAGTAGTAGTAAGTTTCAGCGGGGGTAAAGACAGTACCGCTGTACTCAACACAGCCTTAGAGGTAGCACGTGAGAAAAACCGTTTACCGCTTGAGGTTGTATTCTTTGATGAGGAAGCGATACACCCACCTACTATCGAGTACGTGGAGCGTGTGATGAATGAACCAGATATAGACTTAAAGTGGTACTGCCTAGAGTTTAAGCACAGGAACGCCAGTTCCAACGAAGAGCCTTTCTGGTACACGTGGGAAAAAGGGAAAGAGGATTTGTGGACAAGGGAACTGCCAGAGTGGGCAATAACGGAGCACCCTAAGTTTTCTAAAGGAATGACTTTTCAAGAGTTTAGCCCTTACCTATACCCAGTAGCCGATGGAAAAATTGCAATGCTTACTGGTATCAGAACCGAGGAAAGTTTAAGGAGGTAC